GTTTTTGCCCTCTTCCTCAGAGGTTTTGTCAGACTTGGCGTCGGTGTCTTCGGTGGTCATTAGCGGCAAGCATACACACTATCGGTCAGTTTGCAAACAGGTTTTATTTACATGTCGCCGACTTCACTACTTCTTCGTACAGCCCGAGGTCATAGCACTTCTGGGTAAACTGGCGGCACATCTGCCCGAGTGCGTAGCAGAATCGCTCTTCTGGGCCGTCGAGATCCAACGTGTTACGCTTCCCGCCGTGCTTGAATTCCTTGTCCATGACCTGATGAAGTGGCAACTTGCGTCGGTCGGCAAAGGCGAATGCTGCGTGGGTTAGCTCATGCGAGACAACCTCAATGCCGATAGCTGCTCGATGAAAGTTTGCCTCTGCGAACAATCCAGTCTTGCGCATTGCCTGCTTCTTACCTTTGCGCTTAGGTTGGGCCACGTAGCACTCACGCCCGCCACAACTAGCAACAGTCTTTGGGCCAAGTGGTAGATGTGCGTGCATAGCCTTACGAGTGGGCCAAATGTTGACTTCGCAATACAGGAAGCTGCCCTCGGGATAAAGGCGGAAGGAAATCGGCTTAACTTGCCGCTTCATTGCCCTAATCTTACCTCTCATTCATAGCCATGCAGGTGTATTACCGGAGGCCGATGGTGATGTGGACGATGCCCTGCCTGAAACGCACGCCACTCGAATTGCTGGTCTAACAAACTCCAATGCCGGTCCATGCCGGTCCACATATCAGGTAGCTGCTGCATCAGATTACCTGTAAACTTTACGCAACCAAAGCTGTGAAAGATCCCAATGCCATGCTGATCGTACGAGTACGCGCACCATAGGGCGGGGCAGGCGATTAGTTCTTCCAGCGCTCCCGGCCACGGCAGAATGTCGTGCTCGGTAATGATGACGGTTTCACGCTTGGCCCAGAGGTCGGTTAACAGGTGATAGTAATCGTTATCACCGTGGCTCACGTTGACGTAGAACGGATCGTAATCACGCAAGAGCCATTGTTGGAGCTGGTTAAGCCGCGTGTAGGGGATTACGATGTTCACGGGTTATTTCATTGAATCAACTGACTATCACCATTGGGCGGCTTGGCCGGTGGTAACAACGCCACAGCCTTCGCCGTCTCCGCCGCACGCTCTCTTAGTATCGCTGCTCGTTCAACCTCATCACTGACACCTGCGACTTCCAACACCTTATCGTCATTGAACACGCCCTGCGCTTTCTTTGCGTTGTCCAACCGCTTGCCAATCAGCGTGATGGTGTCGTCTTCCGTCATTGGAATCAGCGGTCGCGGCATAATTGCCATGTTGAGTTCGCCGCGCGCGTAGGAGTCAAGGTCAAAGGGTGCAAACTTGGCTTGCGCTTCAGTGCGCAGTCGCCAGCCTTCCCGGTTCTCTCGATAGCGAAACCCACCAATCGCCGCCGCCATCTGAAACAGCTTGATGGATTGCGTGTCGTAGTTGCTCGACACTTCCAAAACACGCGAGTACACATCACCCATCATGCGCGCGGCTCCCGGTCCGGTGACTTCGCTCATCTTGCGCAGTTCCTGATACATGCCAAGTTCGGGGAAGTCGTGCTCGATCTCAGTAAGCAAAAGCTGCATTATCTCCACTACCTGATTTGGCTCTAAGGCTCCAGCCATCGGAACCCAGTCCGTCCCTTTAGGTGCTTTCAGTAACAACCGGCGCAAGGTTCTCATGCTCGAAGTTGCGCCGTTCGTAGCAAATTCGTCCTGCACAGACTGTCTTGTGGTTTTAATCGTATTGGCCTGTTCACCAATACGCCCGACCCCGCCATCGCTCGCGATAATTCCCGGAGAGTCGATTAGGCTGTCAACTTGATCATGCGTGTGTGAGGCAAGTCCGTTCAACTCGTCAATCTTACCGATGCTGCCACTAATCGCCGGAGCGCCGTAAAGCCCCTCACCATCCACGCCCCAGCCTTCGTCTATATGCTTGCACCAGACTGCGGGGACGAAGCCGTAGGGGTTGTCAGCCTCGCTGGTCACTTTGTCATCACGCCACTCGGTGAACAATTCCCGACTCACTTCCTTGCGATAGGTGTAAGTCTCGCCTGCTTCGTCTGTAGCCTGATACTCCAGCGCGTAGAACTTGACATTGCCAACGTCGTCAAGGATGAGACTTGGACCATCGTCTTTAGCACGGTCGGCAACCAGCCCCGGCCAGCGCACCGCCGTTGTCACCTTGCCACGCGCAACATTGTCCACCACTTCAACTAAACATGACCCAGTTGCGCCCCCATAGCGCACCATCAGCTTGTTATTCGACTGCCAGTTAGACCACTGCCAAAATTGCGCGATGGCAAGCTTGAGCGCGTCGTCTGTGTCGTCACTGAACGGGATGGCGATTGCTACCCCGTCGGGGAGCTTGGCCGCGTCTTCACTTAGCACGCCAGGGTAGACCTGAGCCACATAGAAGTTGACCAAGCGACGAGTCGGGTTGTAGATGGAGCGGATGTTGCGATAGAGCGTGTAGTTGGTGCGATAGTTGGCCCACGCAGCAACGGAGTCGAACGCCGAGTTATCGTAGTAGGACCAGCGGAGGTTCAGCCGCGCACGGATACTATCGGCGGCATCTGACTCCTGTGGCCCACGCCACGCGCTTATTGCTGCTCGGGCTGCGCTGCTCATGCGATTCCAGATGGTTGACATTGGCTACACATGGGATTTTCGTAGCATACTCGGATCGAGAACTCGAAACACAATCCAATCAACAATGGAGTCAGGATAGCGCGTGTCGCGCAAAGGGTGTGGATTCCAAACCATGTCTCCGTTGAAGCAGACGACACTGTGGTTAAGTCCGCCGCTCGGCAGTTCGTAGCGTACCGTGCAGATCGAGTAACCGCGTAGCGTGTCGACGCGCACCTGATCGTTTCCTAGGTCATCAGACGGCCATCCGAGCAGCGCGAGATTGCGCGCCATCAACCATTCCTGCCATTCGCGCCACCAACCGTCACCTTCTGAGCGAAAGTTCGGCACGATCTCAATTGGTATTTCCAGAATGCTCGCCATGCAAGCCGCGAAGCAGTTACCGTCAGGTGGTAGCAATATTGTTTGCTGAACTCGCTTCACTCTAGTTAACGCCCTCGATAGCCGTCAATGTCCAACGCTATATCGTCGTCCAAGTTTTCAATCTCCTTGATTGACGCGGCCCGATAAGCCATTGCTCCAGCGACAAACGAGTCTGGGGGATGGCCCGAGCCGCCTAAATCATCGTTCGTGCAGTACCGATGCTCACTTTCACAGTAACGAATCTTGGGCGAAACCACATGCCCACCTTCAATCGCAGCAATGTACTTAGTGAACACATCGCTGCGCGTCTGCCCGGATAATACAACACCTTCGGCGTTTACCGCTTGATAATCTCCAACCACGTCACCTAGCCCGGTTGCATCATGGCACGATGTACCGGGATAGCGATGCACTCGCGCGTCGAACTTAGCAATCATCATCGGCCACGGCATGCGGCCTAAGCGAATCCACGCAACCCGGCGCATTGGTCGCACGTCGACGCGAAAGGTGTCGATTATCGTGAAGTCCTTTTTCTTGGCCCAGTCAGCTCCGGTTGCGTACCTGGCTTGAGGGTCAGGAGGTTCAAGTTCAATCGACTCGCCTAACTTGCCCTCAAAGGTGCCGAGTTGTGCTTGAAAGCAGAGGTCCACTTTCTCCGGCAGGATGGCCCGGTCTTCAGGCGATGGTTCCTGAAGGTCATACTCAGCCTTCCACATGCTAGCGGTAACTTCACCGCGCTTGGACTCAATCTCTTCAGTGCTCAGCCAGCCGTCGGGTTGTGCAGATGTCTCCTTGTAGCACCACTCGTAGATGGGCCACCCCTTCTCCTGTGCGCGTTTCATTACTTCGGTAAAGGTGGCATCAGCATAGTGGTGCGTGCTGCTCATTACCGTCTGTTTGGCGATACCGTTTGCGCTCATTGGTTGGCCCATTGCCGCGTCGAGAATCAGCAACTCCATTTCGTCAACTTCATCAAGCCGCATACGTTGCGGGTGTGGACCACGAGCGGACTTTGACGAAGCCATCAGCGCTGTCACCTTGCCGCCGCCGGCGTATTCAGTGCGTCGTTTAGTATTCTCCTGGTCGCCTGACAGCTTTTGCAAATACTCCAGTACACGTAACGCCTGCTCGCCTGAACCACCGAGAATAGTCACCTCAGCGTTAAGTAACTCGGCTTCGATATGACCCAGTAATGCGAGTAGATATGACTTACCACCTAGACCACGAGAGGCTTTCCAGACTGTTACATTAGATCGCGCAAAGTAGGCATCCGAAAAAGCGCGAAATGGAGTGGCGTGTTTAGAGCAGACTTGAGTGTCAGGAATGCGAACGCCAAACTCGGATAGCAGGTAGGCTTTTAGTTCATCGTCATTCTGCGGGAGCGCCTGGTCCGATTTCTCGGTTCGGGATGCTTGCGTTGGTGGCCGCTCCGAGAAGTCGAAGTGTCTTATCGGCCATGACCCCGTAGAGGGTTGCCAGTTGATCGGCGGGTTGTTTAAGAATGTATTCCGGCTCACGCACAATAACCGCTTGCTGGTTTAAGGTTTCTAAGTTGGTAATCAGGCATTGGTAAACAAGATCGTCTAATCGCTCACCCTTTTTTCGCCCTAGTTCGCCTAGCTTATCCTCTGGAATTTCCCGCTTGTAATTGCTGATTGTTTGATGGGACAGTTGAAGTTCATTAGCCACTTCCATGACGGTGCAACCAACCAGCAACAACGCGATGGCTTTGGCTCTGACTTCATCTGGATGCTTCTTACCTTTCACAACACCTGCCCACGCAGCACCAC